TAAGATATATCGGCAAAGCTAATGACCTTCAAGAGAGACTAAAACAGCATATTCATTTTGCAAGGCATGGAGCGAAATCCTACAAGAATACATGGATTCGCTCTTTGTTATTTGATGGACTGGAGCCAACTATTGAAGTACTAGAAGAAGTATCTATTGATAGATGGCAAGAAGTGGAAAAGGAATGGTTAGCAGAGTGTAAGAGATTCGGGCTAAGGCTGACTAATACAACAGAGGGAGGATTAGGGGGAAGAGGCGGTAAAGGTGAACCGCTAACCGAAGAGCATAAGCGAAAGATAGGGGTAGCAAACTCAGGCAAAAAACCTAGTCAAGAAGCAATAGCTAAACGGCGAGAGACAATGAAGAACTGGAAGCCGACTGAGGAACATAAGCAAAAAACAAGTAAGGCTCTAAAGCTTGCTTATGCAGAGGGAAGGAAGGATTCGGGTAAGGGTAGACATCACTCAGAAGAAACCAAGAAAAAAATGAGTGAATCTAGAATGGGTCGTATTGTTTCAGAAGAGACAAGAAGAAAGATAGGCGAATCAAATAGTAGGTCTCTTAAAGCATATTATGAAAGAAAGAGACAACAGGACATGGATAATGCCTCGGATTCATAGCTACACGATTCTGCATTATGGTGAGTCCTACCTCGCTCACTCATTGCGTTCTATTGCTCCTGTTGTTGACCATTCATATATCCTGTACAACAATCATCCATCACATGGACATAGGACTGACACTCCACCTATAGAATCGCGTGATGAATTGATGGCTTCTATTCCGGCTAATGAATGGAGCAAGCTAACTTGGATTGATACCGACTTTTGGGATGAAGGACGGCAGCGTGATTATGCTCTATCGGTGGCTAGTCAAAATGCATCCCTTGTGCTTGTCTGCGATTATGATGAGTGCTGGCATCCCCATGTATTAGACAAGGCACTCAATCACGTATGGCAAATGAACGGCGCTCGCAACTGGCTGATAAATTTTCGCCATGCTTGGCGTAGTTTTAACTTTATGTGCGATGACCAAAACTGGCCCGTTCGCATCATTGACACGCGCCACAGCGGAGGTGTCGGCTATGTACCTAAAGAGTTAGGGGATATTTACCATTTCGGCTATGCCGTGACTGACAAGGTGATGCGCTATAAGTGGGAGTGTCACGGCCATAAGGATGAATTGCGTCCTAACTGGTATGAGGAAAAGTGGCAAGCGTGGCCGCCGGTGGATGACTGTCACCCCACGAATGGTAAGAATGATGAGGGAGTGGGATGGTGGAATCCTAAGCCGTTTGATAAGAGGGAGTTACCGTATGTTCTGCATAGTCATCCCTGGTTTAATGTGGATAAGGTAGAATGACTATACAAGTTAGATATATTGATACGGGCAAGTACATCATAGGCAATGAGGAATATGGTTATACCCTTTGTGTAGTGAATTTTAATTTAGCTATTGTAGAGAGATTCACGGAAGAACAGTTGCAAATTATTCTTAATGATTTTAAAGAATCATTAATAGAACGGTTAAATTTAGAAGGGACTGAATCATGACTATCGACTTACACTCAGTTTTACTTATTGTATCGGCTATCCTCTTTTTTGTCAGGGGATTCAATGTCGCTTCACCTGTGGCATTAGAGTTCTTTGTGGGGGGATTCTTCGTGTTGTCGTTTGGGTTTTAGGATGAAGTGGGAGTACCTCGTTATCAAGCTTGCATTTATTGACAATGCGATAAATGAAGCAGCACTAAAAAGGGCTGGCTCAGGAGAATGGGAACTTGTCTCGGTGGATAATAGTATAGCCTACTTCAAGCGGCCTAATCAAGAGTACTTAGCTTACCTAGAATCTGAAAGTAAGATAGTTAAAGGTAGACATTCATCATGAAGTGGGAGTACTGGCAAGCAGAATGGCCTAGTAGGGAAAGGGACAGACTCTCCCTCTTGGATAGTTTTGGCAAGGAGGGATGGGAGCTTTGTCTAATCTATAACGATACAGCCTACTTCAAGCGGCCTCTACGCACCAAGTTGGAAGCTGAGATACTAGCACACTTTGACTACCCGCAGCGGGATAGAAGATCAGAAGTATGAATATAGCATTTGCTAAACCGCGTCACGTCTACGATTCGTATGTGGATTTTTACAAACTTATAGAGTTGAGTGGATTCGAGATGATTTATAGCGATGAGGTTAATATCTCTAACGATGGTGTTTATATCTTTCCAGTCATGAACGGTGACGTGGAAGCACATCTTGTAAATGAGGTTAGTTCCGGCAAGATTCGTTATGCTCACCTCATTCTGTGGAATCTGGAACGGCCATCGGGTAGTGCTGGCTCGGTCGGCAACTATACCAAGAGACATAGAGAACTTATTTACAGCCGCATTTTTGATGAAGTATGGGTGTCAGACAAGCGTTTAGCCGAAGAGACTCATTTACGTTTTGTCGTCCTCGGTAGTGACGAGGGACTCGGCAGTGTCAGTGACGAGAAGAAGTACGACTTTTGTCATATGTCCTATGAGATACCTAGACGCAGTGATATTTATAGTAAGTTTAAACCTGAAACTATCAGCCCTAACTGCTGGCCTCCTGAACGTGATGAGGTACTTCGCAAGTCTAAATTTGCGCTTAACATTCATCAGGATATACACCCGTTTCAAGAACCGCTTAGATTGGCCCTATTTGCGGCTTATGGTTTACCCGTGATAAGTGAGACGATATTTGATTCTTACCCGTGGGATTCTGATATAGCTATATTTAGCGGGTATGATAGCATCGTTAGTCGGCTGAGACAGGTACTAGATGAGCCGTATGAACCTTACAAGGAGATGGGGTTAAGAGCGCGGGAACGGATGACACGGGACTTTCAATTTGGGAAAGTTGTTAGGGAAGCGGTTAGTCAGAGTTTGGATAGTTGGCGATGATTAGGGATTTAATAAGAATCTATAATTTAATCTCTGACCTAATGTTACTGGGTCATCCAATTGTACAGGACATTAGATATTTATTTTGTGTAAGGTTGAATGATAAATGCTGGAATAGTAGGGAGCAATGGGATGAAGTTGTTAGCGATTGGCACTATAGTCTAAGTAGATTCGTAAGGTTAGTTTTAAGAGATAAATCATTTAGACGAAATATAATTAAGGTTTTACTCTTGGAAAAAGATAAACTTGGATGAAGATTAGCGGCTTTACTTTTATACATAATGGTGTGGAATCGGGCTATCCATTCGTAGAATCCATCGGCGCTGTGCGTCCTTACGTCGATGAAGTAATAGCCGTTGACATCGAATCTACCGATGGAACTTACAGCATCCTAGATAAACTATGCGATAGGGTACTCGCCTCTAGTTGGGATGGCCGCGATACAACCCCACACGCTTTTATGAAGCATACTGAATGTAAGGGTGACATAATTATCTTCTTTGAAGCTGATGAGGTATATGATGATAACCTACTCAGTGAAGTAATATGGGCTATTGAACGAGGCTATCACCATATTGGCGTATGGAGGTTACAGATTGAACAAAATTGGCAGCGCGTGAGGGATTATCCGCGTCCCGTGCATCGTATTTTTCCTAAAGGTGAAGGGAGTTACCATATTCACCCGACTAACTTACCCGACTTCCCTGTTCATATCTTGTCGCCTAATGCTGGCTATCTATGGGATTGCAGCAACAACTTCCGTGATTCGTGGTTTCAGCGCAAACAAAACCAGGCCGAAATATGGGGAGAACCGCGTAGCTTAATGGTAGCTCAACACTTTGCAGAACCTAATGAGATAAGTAGGATTGAGGAAGAAAACAGACTAGGTGAGGCGCATTGGCAGTGGACACATACTCCTCTGAATATCCCGACGATTCTGATTCCATTAGTCGGCAAAGCACGCTATGAGGTTCATATATGAAGTGGGGTGCTTACTACCGTCAGTCACCCAAGACGGTTCAATACCGCATTGGCAAACGGCGTAAGGCTAGTACCGGCTACTTCACCCCTGAGCAGTGGATTACCCTATGCGAACTATGTAACAATAAATGTGTCAGATGTGGCAAGGAAGGTAAGCTGTCACCCGACCATATCATACCGGCTAGTCGAGGTGGGAGTACATTTGTAACCAACTTACAGCCATTGTGTCAAGGTTGTAATGTGCGTAAATCTAACATTTATACTAATGACTATCGACCTGAGCATGTGAAGGAATGGGCAAGACGGGAAGTTGAGAGGATGAATGTCACAGATAATTAAATGGCTTGAATCCCAGGAAGTGAGAGACTACAGCCAATTTACAATGGACTGGGTAGAAGATACCATTGATGGTTTTATACTCATGGAGGAAGCTGGCAATATCCTACCAGAATCAACGATAAAGGATGCAATCAAGTATCGAGTAGAGAATATTTTACAGGTACTTAACCCTCATTTGCTTGATACAGGATTCTTTAAGAAAGTATTAGAACAGTGCCAATTGTAGACTTCGCCACGTTCTGCTATTCCGGCGACGCGCATCGACTACACGCACCGGGGCAGCTACAAAAGCAAGTAGAATCTAACGGCTATCCGTTCAACCGGGTAATCGTTGTCTATCAAAACTGTAATCCTGATGACTACCGTTGTGATTATCCAATTTATCCAGTACCTATTAAGGATATAGACCGTATGTTGCATTTACTAGGCATAGACTTGAATCGTGAACAGTATCAAAGTCCAACGGATAAACACCATAGCTGGAAGAATCACGTAGTCAATCACCTGGTAGCTGTTACTTGTAGCGATAGTGATTATATTGTCTTTGCCGATAATGATTGCTGGATGATTAAGCAGCCTGATAGTTGGGTAAACAAGGGCATTGAGATTCTATCCACTAATTCTGATGTCTTTATTGTTAGTCCCAATGATGGTGAACCAGAACGCAAGACGCAGGTTATATCTCAACAGATGTTCATGGCCCGGACTGAGGAATTTATGAACGCTGACTTTAACCAGCCGGGGTATAGTGGTAATCCTAGAGACTATCCTGAAATGCCCGAATATCACGCGATGGGAGAGGGCAGGATTCACTATCATTGCAAGGCTAATGGTAAGTATCGCTATGTGTTGTCTCCTGAGTACAGGTACTTTCATCACAATGCTTTCAATGAGGATGGTACTTACAAAACAAATTACAGTGATTATGGAATTATAGTGTGATAATTCTTGCCATCGGCAATGCAATGATGCTTTTTACACAGAGGAATAATATCAAACCAAGATTCTTTCTTGTATCCCTTGTAATGGTGGTATTCCATTCGACCTTCACAAGTGCCATCATTTATTGTACAGACTTGGGTATTAGCTCTTGGCAGAGTACCATAGTCAACAGCATGATTTACGGCTTGTCTAGCCTTATGCTTATTTGTTTGCTGATAAGCATACTTTTTATATGCGCGTTGACCCTTCTCGGAATCGTAGTATCTTTTCTTTGTATCTCTACCCTTCTGAGTTCGTCTATAGGCAGCGGCTGTAACATTATTGCTTTTTCTATTCTCAGGTTTACTAAGCCATTGATTCATCTTGATTCGCAAGCACTTTTTACAAGAATAACTCAGACCGTCTTTAGATGAACTGAGTTTTCCAAATTCGCTTGGACTTTTGAAGGTATCACATTTAGGACAGTATTTATTTATCATAGATATATTATACTTGTCCTATGGCATTACAACAAGTTTACTTTGGCATCACAATCGCACTACCCAAGATGGGCAACTTGAAACGGACATGAGTAAATACTAATGGAAGAAATAATCCGCTTAGTCAATCGTTATAACAAAGCTAAATTGCGAGCCTTGAATAGTAGAGAGCGTCAAATGCCCGATGAAGAGGCAGATGAGACATCTGAAAGAATAGCCTTAATGAGCTTGGAGCGAGCCATTAACGAGTACATTGATGCAAGACTTGAATTTCTAATCACTTCTAAATATCCCTGGATTATTAAATGAAAGTCGGCCAAATCTTTGACCTTCCTTCCGACATCCTCTACTCACTCGGTCACATCGGCAAGCTTAAAAATGCCGACGAAACTAAACTCATGGGTAAATATGAGGTAGTGGAAGTCGATGGTGAGTTGAAGGGTAGGGTTATTGTGACGTATGGGAACAAACGAAGAAATAGCACCGGGTAGTTACTTTATAGAATATAGCCATGACGGTGTGAAGTGGTATGGCTTTGGTGCTGATATGGTTAAACCACCAATGAAGTTTGATACTGAATCTGCTAATCGACAATTTGACTACCTGTTAAGTAATTATCAAAATCTCATGAAGTATATTAGGATGGTTAATTGGAATACTTTAGTTATTATCCGTAATGATGAACTATGAAAGTACTTATTACGGGTGGCTCATCTCTACTTGGCAAAAACCTACTCGAATCTAAACCCGATAACGTCATTCTGGATTCTACTTGGTATACTAACCATATCACCGGCATGCACCAATTGGACATTTGCAACAAGTCCCAGGTAGCCTATGTCTTTGAACGCACTAAACCCGATGTTGTTATCCACTGCGCGGCGGTTGGTAGTGTGGATTACACCGAAGATCACTATAATGAGACTAGACAAGTCAATGTATTGGGTACTGAGAATCTGCTAAAAGCTTCGCAAGATACCAAAGCTTTGTTTGTCTACATAAGTACCAATGCCGTATTCAGTGGTAACAATCCACCATATAGTGAAGATGATAACAGGAATCCTGTCAATGCTTACGGACGGATCAAAAGAGAAGCTGAGAACATTGTTAAAATGTACCGTAACTGGCTCATAGTCCGGCCATTCATGCTATATGGCTATCCCTATCCAGGCGGGCGGGGTAACTGGTTCACAGCGATTCTATCCCTCTTAAGTAGTGGTGAGACAGTCAAGCTAGTCGATGATACCTACTGGCAGCCATCGCTTGCCCTGGACGTGGCACAAGCGATTTGGAAGTTGATAGAACTTGGTAAAAGGGATGAAATTTATCACGTTGCCAGTGATAACCGTATGTCCCTGTATGGATTTGGGTTACATATAGCGCAAGAGTGGGGTTACGATTTCGGCCTCATTGAACCTATATCAAGTAGTAGTTTGAATCTAAAAGCAGTTAGGCCAGCAGACACGACATTTAAGCTGGATAAGATACACGAATTAGGGATTAAGTTGAGAAGTGTAGAGGAAGGGTTGAAGGCGTTAAGGTGAACAATATTGTCATTCTAACTGGGTTTTTATCTCTAGCTAAGATGCGATTTACGCAACTAACTGAGAAGATAAGCGATACAAGTGATGCCATTCATGAACTATCTATCCAGCTTGAAAAGCTTAGTGTTGTGGTTGATAAGGAATCAGAATGACCTATCCCGTTTCGGCTTGTGTCTTTATTCGCAATACGTTTAAGGGTGCTTTTATGTTACCTGAAACAATGGCGCAATTTCTGCCACTTGTCAGTGAAATGATAATTGTAGATTTGGGTTCAGATGATGGCACAAGAGAGTTTTTAGAGGAAGTATGCAACTCGTCTTACAATAGTAAGCTTTATGTTATATACAGAGATGAGTTCCCATTTACTGATGCTAACGTATTTGCCACACTCGCCAATGATCTAATAGCTATGTGCCGATACGATAACGTGTTATACTGGCAAGCCGACGAGATATGGCATGAGGATTTACTTAAGCTAATGGCTCAACGTTTTGAACGTAGCGAGTTTGACTTATCCTTCTGGCGTATACAGTATGCAAACAACTTCCAATATGTTAAATGGTTTCCTCAACTTGTTCACAGAGTAGGTATTAAAGGCAGTCATCTAAACGAAGGTAAAAACAACTTCGAGTTTGACGGCGATGGCATGAACACCACGCGCATGTGGGATGCTAAGATATGCAGTACGTACGGTGGTGAATACTTCCCAAAGTGGGGTGACATGGGGCAAGAGGGTATTAAGCCCCATGTCAATGAGATGATAACCGATGTAAGTTTGCTTGGTGGATTCCGTGATAATATACCAGATAGACGTAGGATGCATGCCCCATTCTGGCATGAAGAGCCTGACATACCTTACTTCGACTGGGTAACTAAGCAGCAGCCTAGAATGAGTGAATCCCATTGGTACGCTACGGCACTAAGTGATCCTGACTGGACTAAAACGGAATCGCCATATAACTTGCCGGCGATCTTACGGTATCATGTTGGCAAAACTAAGTACGAACTGCGTCCTGAGTTATTGCAAGCATTGAAAGAAGATAGGAACTTTGTCCAAGAAATCACCTCTCCCTAAGCTGGTTATGTTGCCGATAAACGGCGAGTATAAAATCATCCCTCTGCCTAGAAAGCAGAGTTTACTTGAGTCTATCTTGAGCTTTGCAGTCATTTGGATAACCCTAATTCTTTGCGGTTCATTCTGTTTTCACATTATCTATGTTACCAATTCACGACTACCTTAGACTTGTACTTGCTGTTTTTACACTCTATCGGCTAGCCCGTTTAATTGCCCTGGATGATGGGCCATTATTTGTATTCAAGCGGATAAGGTATTGGGCGAAAGATAAGGCATGGAATGAAGTTAAGCAAGAGCAAGAGATAAGTGATAGATGGTATGGCAAGTGGCACAACTTAGCCGAAGGTTTATCCTGTCCATTTTGCGTAGGGATATGGTTATCTCTGCCACTGTTTGCTATGCTGGTATGGCCTACATATTATAGTGACTTATTCCTACTACTAATGGCGATTAGTGGAGGGCAAGCGTTTTTGCAGAGTTTGAATCGTGATTAAAGAATACAAGAATGTAACTCAATTCAAGCAAGCGGCATGGTGGTGGGATAAGCGCGGCTATAAGGTTGAGAGTGTGACAAATGTCACGCATAAGACGGGCTGTGTTCGGTTATTATTGGGCGGATTCCTTTTTCGTAAAGGGCCGACTATTGTAGTAACTTATGTGAAGAATGATAAAGGAGATTGATATGCCAAATGAAAATGAAGATAATATAAACGAATTAAAAAGAGCGATAGAGGAACAGCTAGGAAGAGATGCAACTGTAAAGGAAGTAAGACGAACTGTACTTACCTCTATTGAATTATGTCTATCAGTTATCAAGCGTGATAGACCTAATGACCGTAGTGAGTTAGATAGACGCTATGCTATAGTTATCACTGACTTTGAAAAGGTTATGGCTTATTTCAAAACCTATATTGTCGAAGAGTATATGCTGAGTAGCATTAGTCAGTCGCCAAGTAAAGTCAATGAATAACTTTACCCTGAGTGAAATTGAAATCTTAGTCGCCGAAGCTTCATTTGAAGTCCCAACCGGCAATCCCTGGCTAGATCAACGTTATGACGAACAAGTGGGAATCATCGGTCATACGAATCCCTATTACCGCTTATTCTACCGTATAGCACAGCAGCTTAAACCTGAGTTCGTGGTAGAGTTGGGAAGCTGGCGCGCAATAGCTGCCAGTCATTTTGCATTAGGGAATCCGGAGTCAACTGTCATAACTGTGGATATTCACCGAGAAGATAAAGTGGCTCAACAGTTATGCATCGAAGCTGCTAACCTTATTCCTAATCTAACCTATATCAATGCCTGGTCATGGGATGCAATAGAGACTGTTAGATTAGTGGATAAATCCCTGGATGTACTTTTTGTGGATGCATGGCATGATGGCAAATACGTTAGAAGGGAGTGGGAATTATATAGTCCTCTACTATCCGATGTAGCACTCGTTATTTGTGATGACATTACCGCTGCTTATAACTTTGAGGGGATGATAGATTTTTGGGAAGAGTTACCTTATGAGAAGTTCTTAAATAACGATATTCATCCAGGCGTTCCAATAGGGCTGATGCGTTTTACTCGCAATAAGAGAGTACAAGATGTGGCAACAAATAGAACACCTAATCCAACAGAGCCAGCGCAAGATACGCAACCTACCATTAGAAAACGTGGCTGTAAATCCCGAACGGCGTAACTACTACCGTTTCTTGTATCGGCTAGTTAAAACGTATAAGCCTAAGCTATGCCTTGAAATCGGCATACAAAGCGGCATGGCCTCTGCTTACATGTGTGCAGGTGGTAGTCAGGTTATCGGCATTGATATACTAATACCGGGCCTAGCAATGCCTGACAACTTTCGTTTCATTCATGGGGATTCGACTGACATAGATACTTATGATTATGTAACTGCATTAGTGTCAAGGTGGGGCAGACTTGGCCTAGTTTTTCAGGACTCCAGTCATCACTATCTGCCAAGCAAAAGAGAATGGGAATTGTACTCAGCATTACTCGCATCTAACGCCATTTGGATATGCGACGACATCACGCCGGCTTTCTATGCCGAGGGAGTAGATCCACCGGGCAAAGGTATGATACAATACTTTGAAGAATTACCGGGAGATAAACGCTTATATCAGGATGTATTGCATCGCGGCAATAGGCAAGGAATTGTACTCATATGAATCCACCAAGCGCAAAGGATGCACTAGAGAAGCTAAAAGATAAAATTATAGAGAACATTAAAGAGACTCAAGAGGTTATCCTTCATGCTGCTAATATCGGTAATTATACCGTAGCGGCTAGTTTACGCGACGAGATGCTAGGCAGACAGGGCATAGTTTATATGATAGATGAGATGCTAGATGAACTTAAAACGCTTAATTAACAAAGCTGTCAAAGCATCCCCCTTACCTTCCCTCTCTTGGCTATATGGCGATTACTACTCACCTTACTACAGCCTTATGTATCTGCTGGCTAAGACTTTCGAAACTGGCTTATTTGTAGAGTTAGGAGTTGAAAGAGGTAGAGGTCTAGCAAGCTTGGCAGCAGCGAATAAAAGTAACCTAGTTATAGGCTTAGATGCGACTTTTAATATGGAATTGTCTTTGGTGGTAAATCAATTCTCAAACATCATGTTTCTTCATACATCGTCATGTTCAACCGATGCTAGATATACTCCCATACTAGCAAAGAATAGTGTACTCTCGCCACTGCCCCACTCGAATACTCGTTGAGGCTTAAGCTGTTTAATGTAATCGGTTACGAGATAGGGAAG